CCCGACGTGGTCAGACGCCATCGCCCGGCAAGCCCGGCTCGATGGATGAGACCATTTCGCAGACGGCGCGCGACCTAGGACTCATCACGTAACCCAAACCAGGAGCAGCCATCATGCCGCAAGGCATAACCAGTATTTTCCAGGCGTGGACGGAATTAGCCGCCACGACCTACCGCAAGCACGAGACGGAAGTCGCGGATGCGGTCTCAAAGCACAACGCCCTGTTTCGCCGCCTCGACAAGAAAGGTCGCAAGCGCACGGAAGACGGCGGCCTATCCATAGTCACCCCGCTCGAGTACGCGAACAACTCGACCTATCAGCGCTATTCGGGTTACGACGCCCTGAACATCAACGCGGTCGACGTGTTGACGGCGGCGGAGTATCCCTGGCGCCAGGTCGCGGTGAACGTCGCCGCCTCCGGCCTCGAGCTCCGCACCAACATGGGCGAGTCGCGGATCATCAACTTCACGAAGTCGAAGATCCGAAACGCCATGAACTCGTTCAAGAACGGCATGGCGGGCGACATCTATTCCGACGGCACGGCCGCGAACCAGATCAACGGCCTGCAAGCGCTGATCGCGGACACGGGCACGGGCACCGTCGGGCAGATCAACTCGCGCCCCTGCAGGGCGGCTCTGCGCTGACGATCGGACCGTCGACGATTGAGTCCTTGATGCTGACGCTCTACATCAAGCTCACTCGCGGCACCGACCAGCCCGATATCATCGTGTTCGATGACAACCTCTACACGTTCTTCGAGCAGTCGCAGACCTCCCTGAAGCGCTACTCGAGCGAGAACGGGAGCGAGGAGGCGGAGGCCGGCTTCGTCACGATGAAGTACAAGCAGGCGGATGTGTTCTTCGACAGCTCCGGCGGCATCCCCGCCAATCACGGCTATTTCATCAACACGGACTACCTCGAGCTGGTGGTCCATCGCGATGCCGACATGACCATCATGGACGAGCTCAAGAGCGTCAACCAAGACGCTGTTGTGATCCCCGTGCTCTGGATGGGCAACCTCGTTTGCTCGAACCGCTTCCTGCAGGGCGTCCTGCACTCGTAAACCTCCCGGTCTACCCCTGACCAGCTGCGCGGTGCTCTCGGCCGCGCAGCCCCTCGGATGACCTCACTCAAGAAGGAAATTTCGATATGCGTTACGGACCTTTGTTTCCCTACGCGGGCGCCCGCCCGTTGCAGGAGTATTTTCTCGGCGCGAACGATCTCGGCAATCCCGATTTCGGCTTGGGCTATAACGGCCCGGGCGGCGTCCCGACGTTCATGCCGAATGGCGTGATCGTCCCGGGCTACGACAACTATTGGGGCGGTGTTGAGTTCCAGTACTGCTACTTCAACTCAAGCGTTCCCGCCTGGACGCCCGTCACCATCACGCCTGCGCTCGTCAACGCCCGCTATGCCTTCACGGCCGCTGCGGTTGCGAACACGGCGAACCAGAGTCGGCCGCTCGGCATCGCGATCGCTACCCAGGCCGCGGGGCAGTGGGGCTGGGTCGCGGTGTCCGGCTTGGTGCCGGCGCTCTCGACCGCATCCGTTGCGGCGAACACGCCGGTCGGTATCACCGGTGCGGGCACGTTGGGCGCGAGCTCGGCGGGCAAGGAGATCGAGAATGCAGTCTCGATCCTGCCGGCGACGACGACGGTCGTGAAGAACAACGCGACGCTGCTCTCGGGCTCGCCGATCATCCAGTTCACCGGCAACAACACGATCGATGGCCTGTTCATCGGTTGCGCGTTGTCGGGCACCGGCATTCCGGCGAACGCGGTCGTGCAGACTCTCGATCCGGACGGCCGGCGCGTGACGATGTCGACGGGACCCGGCACGGGCGGCGCCGCACTGAACGCAACCGCTTCGGGCGGTGTGGCGGTCACGGCGACTTATAACGACGGCACGAATTTCTACAACGTGCTGCAACTCAACCGGCCGTTCTGCCAAGGCCGCATCACCTGATCTGATTGAAGCGCTCGGCGGCCTCTCGCAAGAGGGGCCGCTTTCTCACAACTAAAGGGGCTTACATGGACAAGAAGGACATCAAGGTTTTGGATAAGCGCGAACTCGCGTTGGTCCGTGCCACGGCACGCGCCATCGCGCTCGCGAATGGACACTCTCACCCGGAGGCCTATGCCGACCAGGTCGTGAGTAATTTTGTCGATCCGGGCGATGTGGCGGAAGCCCGTCGCGAGGAAGACGCCCGTCGAGAGCAGGAGTAACTCATGTCACTACAGCAGCGCCTCGTTCAGGGCGGCTTTTCAGCCAATCAGGCGACGGCAATTCAGGGCACCGTTGCGAGCGGTTTGACTGCCACGGGCAGCACGCAGGCGACTGCGTTGCCCTTGGGCGCAGATAACAACGCCTTTTCCACCGTTGCCGCAGGCACCGGCGCCATTCTTCCATCGATGAATCCGGGAGATGACATCACCGTTTACAACGGCGGCGCCAATGCACTCCTGATCTATCCGCCCGTCGGCGGCATGATCAAGGGACTCGGTACGAATGCGGGTTACAGCCTCGCGACGGCAACTCCACTGGCTTACGTCGTGTGCATCACGCCATTGCTCTACGTCGCGAGCCAAGCAGCCTAACCGAGGTCATCCCCCTTTGGTTAGTCCCTCCGGGGGCTCGGTGAGCCCCCGCTTTTTTAGTCAATTTGGAGAACCCAAATGTCCGTGACCCTGTTCGATAAGCGCCCGCCTTATGTGCGGTTCGAGGAACGCGAGATGGGATTGAATGCGGAGGCGACTGCGAAGGAGGGGCGCCCGATCCCGCGCGTCGTCGTCTTCGCCTGCATCACGCCGCACGGCTCGAAGGATGTGTTCGAGAAGGAGGCGCCCGTTTGGCTGTCCGAGATCAAGGCGAAAGCGCTCGCCGGCGACTATCCGACGGAGTGGTTCAATCACTTCGAGCTGCAGTTCAAGGAATGGCAGCGGGGCAATGAGGTGCCACGCGAGGGCACGCCGATCAAGACCTGGCAGATGTGCACGCGCGAGGCCGCGAAGCGGCTTATCGGCAACGGCATCACGACGGTCGAGGACTTGGCGCAGTTTCCGGACTCAGGCTTGGGCTCGGTCGGTCCCGACGGTCGATACCTGCGAGATCTCGCCCGCAACTGGATCACCGAGGCGAAGGACAAGGGCGCGAACGCCAAGGCGCTCGCCGATGCGAACGTCAAGATCGAACAGCAGCAGGAGACAATCAACAAGCTCACCGAGCGCGTCGATCGCCTCGCCGCCCGCCTCGAGGAAGGCGATGCACCGCCACGTCGCGGCAAAGGGAAAGAGGCCGCCTAAATGAGCTTGCTGTCGGTCGTTACCCAAGTCGCCCTCAAGGTCGGGCTCGCGCAACCGCTTGCCGCCATGACCTCGACCGACAGCAACATTTTGCAGATGGTCGGCTACGCGAACGAGTCTGGCCAGGAGATCAGCGCGCGCTACGGCTGGGAAGCGCTCACGAAGGAATCGTCCTTCTCGTGCCCGGGCGCGGTCGGCGGCATCACGGCGCTTTCGGGACTCGTCGGCGGCTCAGGGTATGCAAGCGGCGGCACCGCGACCTACGGCAACGTGCCGCTGGTAGAGGCCGTACTGCCGGCCGCCGGCGCGGGTGCCTACGCGACGATCGCGGTCACGAACGGCGTCGTCACCTCCTGCACCGTCAATACGAACGCGCAGGGCTCGAACTACGCCCCAGGGCAGACGCTCACCGTGAGCAACACCTACCTCGGCCTGTCGGGCTCCGGCTTCCAGATCACGGTCGCAAGCGTCGCCATCGTGCCCGTTCAGACGCAAGGCGTGATGACGACGCTCGCAGGGCCCGACTTCGCCTGGGTGCTGAACGATACGATGTGGGACCGCACGCAGCGGCGCCCCGTGTTCGGCCCCAAGGCGCCGGCGGAGTGGCAGCAGCTCCAGGCGCAGTACATCACCGGCCCCTGGTGGCAGTACCGCATCCGCGGCGGGCAGCTGCTCTTCATCCCCGCCCCGCAGATCGGGGACCTGATCTATTTCGAGTGGCAATCGAAGTATTGGGCCGCGGCCTCGACGACGCCGACCGTCGGCTATGCGACCGCCTACGGGGCCGACACCGATGTCTCGCTCATCGATGAGCGCCTGGTCACGCTCGACACCCTCTGGCGCTACAAGCGGGCGAAGAAGCTCGAGTACTCCGAGGACTACGACATCGCCGAGGCCGCGATCACGGACGCGATGACGCGCAATGCAAGCCAGCCGCGCTTGAACCTTGCGGGCGCCGTCGGCGACATCCTGCCGGGCGTCTTCGTGCCGGCCGGGAGCTGGTCAGGCACCTACGGGGCGGGTTGATGGGTTTCGGTCTCACGAAGCGCTCGAGTCCACAAACTCGGGTGCAGCTCGCGACCGTGAAGACGGTGATGGCGCCGGTGGGCGGGGTGAACGCACGCGATGCGCTTGCCGATATGCCGCCGACCGATGCGCTGGTCTTGGACAACTGGTTCCCGACGCCCTCCTACGTGCAGGTGCGAAACGGCTCCCAGACCTGGGCGAATGGCGGGGCCTTGGGTGGCAGTACCGCGGTCGAGACGCTCGCGGCCTATAACGGCACGACGGCGCAGAGCCTCTGGGCGTTCGGCGGCGGCTCGATCTATAACGTCACCGCGCAGAGCACATCGGTCGCGGCCGCGGTCGTATCGGCCTTGAACTCGAGCCGCTGGCAGACCGCGAACTTCAACGCAGGCGGCGGCGGCGTGCTGGTCT